GGGCCGCTAATGGCAACCGTTGAAGTGATTGGCGTCAAGCAAATGTTGCAAGACCTCAGGCAGATTGACCCTGAGGCCCGCAAACAATTCGCTAAGGATGCCAAGCAGATTGCCAGCCCGATCGTGCTTGAGGCACAAAGCCGTTACCCTGCACAAGCCTTGTCAGGTATGCGGTATCGCTGGACACAGAACGGGCGTCAGCTGTTGCCGTGGGATCAGCGTAAAGCTCGACGTGGCGTACAGGTCAAAGTGGATGCTGGACGCAAAAAAGACGGCGTAGTGACTATCATTCAGAAAGACCCAGCCGCTGCGATCTATGACATTGCAGGCCGCGGCAACTCAAACCGCCTAGGTGACGCGCTGACCGCATTTGCAGGCAATCCGTCGCGCGTAATGTGGCCCTCAGCTGAAGCGCACATCACCGACGTGCAAGACGAAATGACTAAAGCACTTGAACAGGTTGCCAACGAGATAAATCGTAGAATTGCAACCATATGAGCATTCGCATACCCATCATTAGCGAGTTTGACGACAAGGGTATTGCGCGCGCCAAAAAAGAATTTAACAGCCTTGAAACGACCTCGGAAAAGGTCGGCTATGGCATGGAAAAAGCGTTTGTGCCTGCGATCGCAGCTGCAGGCGCACTCGCCGCTGGTCTTGGCATGGCTGCTAAAGCAGCTGCCGAAGATGAAGCTGCCCAAGCCGCACTTGCCGTACAACTTCAAAACTCGACAGGTGCCGGACAAGAACAAATCGCTGAGGTTGAAAAAGCAATTAGCGCCATGTCACGCCAGGCCGCGGTCGCTGACGACGTACTGCGCCCCGCATTTGCAGCACTTGTGCGCGGCACAAAAGACATCAACGAAGCACAATCCCAAATGTCGCTTGTGCTTGACATCAGCCGCGCAACCGGAATTGACGCCACCACCGTTGCTGACAGCCTTGCTAAAGCGTACGAAGGCAACTACAGGGCCCTGCGATCGCTCACGCCTGAAATGGCCAACCTCATTCGTGAGGGTGCCGACATGGAGACAATCATTAGCGTGTTGGGTGGCACGTTCGGTGGCGCAAACCAGGCATTCACCGAAACCGCTGAGGGCGGCATGGCAAAAATGCAAATCGCGTTTGCCGAAATGCAAGAAAGCATCGGCGCCGCCGTTCTGCCATTGCTTGAGCGCCTAGTACCGATCATTACAAAAATGGCGCAAGCAGTTGAAGAAAACGCCGACGTCGTCATCATCCTGGCTGGCGTAATCGGCACCCTGTCGGCTGCCATCATCGCTTACAACGTGGCGATCAAGACCGCCGCGTTTTTGCAAACCGCGTTCAACATCACATTGGCCGCCAACCCAATCGGCCTAGTAGTTGCCGCCATCGTGCTACTTGGTGCAGCTCTTGTCGCTGCATACGCCAAATTTGAGGGTTTCAGAAAAGTGGTAGACGCCGTGTTTAGCGCCGTCAAAGTTGGTGTTCGCGTCATGGTCGATTTCGTGTCCGGGTATTTGAACACGATGTTGAACGTGTGGACACGCATCATCAACACAATCGCCGATGTATGGAACTCAACCCTCGGCGGCCTGTCATTCGAGATTCCTGACTGGGTGCCAGGCATCGGCGGTAAAGGCTTTACGATCCCCGAGATGGGCAAGATTGGTGGGGGTGGCTCCAGCGCGTCCGTAGCGGCCGTAGGCGGCGACAAAAACCTTGGGGTGCCAATTCCTTCATCCACCGGGTCTGCGGTCGTTGTAGCGGCTCCTAGCGTGGCTGGTGGGGGCGGTGGCGGCGGTGGCGCATCCGTCCGACAAATCATGGAAGCCCCAAACATGCTGGGGGCAGGAATCGCAAGCAATCCGTTTACGTCGAGCGCTCGTAACGCCATGCTGGACAACATCACCGTGAACGTCAACGGCGGTCTAGCAACCAGCGCCGAGATTGGGCAGGCCGTAGTGGACAGCATCCGCGCCTACAACCGATCAGCTGGCCCGGCGCGCATTGAGGTCAGCGGGTACGTCTGATGCCCGGCACAACAATCGTCCAATCAGGCAACTACCTGCTTGAAATTGACGCAGGGTTCCAGATTGACGCATTCACTTTGGACGACACAACTAAAGGCGTCCTAGACAACACGACATACGTGCTGGACGGCACCACCCAGTTCGCTGACGTCACCGACGGCACCCTAAACATTTCGGTGCGTCGAGGACGCCGCGATCAGGGCGACCAGTTCAGCGCAGGCACCATGACGTTCACACTCAATGACACGCTTGCCGACGGCATCTTCAACCCGTTTGACACCCAATCCCCGTACTATGACGCCAACGCCAACGTGCCCGGCTTGGCACCTATGCGCCGTGTACGCCTCGGCCGCTACAACGCTAGCAACACGCTGGAATATTTGTTCAAAGGTTATGTCGTCAACTATGACTACAACTTTGCGTTGGGCGGCTTGAACACGGTCAGCGTCTACTGCGCCGACGACTTCTACCTGTTGGCACAGACCTACATGGACGAATACAACGTCACGACCGAAACATCAGGCGAACGTATTGAAAGCGTCTTAAACCTGCCTGAGGTCGATTATCCGACCGGGCCAACCGCCCGCAACATTTCCACAGGCACCGTGAACCTTGGTCACGACAGCGCTTACACCGTCCCCGCAGGCACAAACGTGCTCGCCTACCTGAACCAAATTAACGGCACCGCAGAATTTGGCCGCCTGTTTGTGTCGCGTGACGGCGTATTGACATTCCAAGATCGCATCGGTGCGACGCTCAGCGGATCGGTCGCCGACTTCAAGGACAGCGGCACAGGCGTACCGTACGACAACGTAGGCATTACATTTGAAGCTGACAGCGTCGTGAATCGTGCCTATCTGCAGAACCTTGACGGCGCTAATGCCACCGCCAGCGACAACACCTCGATCAGCACCTACTTCATTCAGACGGAAAGCATCACTAACAGCCTGTTAGAGAGCGCTGGCACACAGTTGGCCGACGCCGCCACCTACCTGCTGAACGGCGAACCCGAAGCCAGGTACACCGATGTTGCCACCAAATTCGCCATGCTGACCACCGCCCAACGCGACACCGTCGCCACCATCGACATTGGCGACACAATTACCATCGAAAAGACGTTTACGACAGGCACAGGCACCACCAGCCTCGGTCAAGAATTATCAGTTGAAGGCATTGAGCATTTGATTGACTTCAACACCGGGCACCGCGTCAACCTGTATACCGCAGCCACCACAATCGTCTACCAGCTCATATTGGACGACGCCACATATGGCGTTCTTGACGCTTTGAATGTTTTAGGATAGGAGACACCATGCCAAACACACAGACCAGCGTTCCAGCATTTACCGCCGGGCAGGTTTTGACCGCAGCTCAAATGACTGAGGTCAACACGGGCATTCCCGTGTTTGCTACTACCACGACCCGTGACGCGGCGTTCGGTGGCACAGGTGAAAAGACTCTTGCTGAAGGCCAGTTTGCGTACATCGAGGCGACAAACACGACCCAGTATTACGATGGGGCAGCATGGCAAACACTTGTTGTTGGCGGTTTGACGCTTGTAAAAACGCAAACTATTGGTAGCGGTGTGTCAAGCGTTGCTGTGACCGACGCATTTAGCGCAACCTACGACAACTACAAAATCGTGATATCGGGTGGCGTTGGCTCAACTGAAGCAGAATTGAACATGATTTTGACTGGTAGTACGTCAGGTTATTATTGGGGAGAAATACATACGAATTACAGTTCAACAAGCGCCGTAAATGGTGGAAGTAACACAACGAAATGGGATTATTGCGGTGCGGCAAGCACAAACGTGTTGGCCATGAATATGGAATTACAAAACCCGTTTCTCGCAAAATACACAAATTTTCAGGCCTCAATTCAGAGGGCGGGAATTCAAGGTTTTTGTTCGGGCTATCACGCAGTCGCCACTAGTTACACCGGTTTTACGATTGCGCCGTTTGCGGGAACGCTTACCGGCGGAACTATTCGCGTATATGGTTACGCCAACAGTTAGGACACCACATGACCTACATGATTCAAATTGATGACGAAGTGCGTGAGGCGACACCTGAAGAAGCCGCCGCCATTGACGCGCGAGAGGCAGAAGCCGCACAAGCCAAAGCCGACGCCGAAGCCAAAGCCGCTGCCCGCGCCGCTGTCCTTGCCAAACTCGGTCTAACCGCCGACGAAGCCGCCGCACTACTCGGATGAGCCGATGGCTGTTGAGATTGTGGTGGCTGTGGTCGGTGGCTGTTTCTCTGTACTCGTTGCGCTCATTTATCGGGGCCAAAAAGAAAACCGTCAAGATCACGGACGGGTACATGAAGCGTTGGGCCGAATAGAACAAAAAATCGACCACCACACGGAGAACCACCCATGAGCAAAGAAACCAAAGCAATGCTCGCAAGTTACGCTCGATCCGTCATCGCCGCCGTCGCAGCTGTTGCAGCCACAGGCAACACCGACCCGCAAGACCTCGCCAAAGCAGCCGCAGCCGCCCTGCTTCCCGTCATTATGCGATGGGCCAACCCCAACGACGTAGCGTACGGTCGTGGCAATAGCCAAAGCTAAACCAGGCGTACCAGGCGCCACCGACTACATCGGCAACGCCGACGGCCCCGCCAAAGGCCCACGCCCAGGC